AACCATTCGTCCAACTATTATACTTGACAAACTTTGCAAAATCAAGCATATGCTTGCGATTGCGAGGATCAAATTGTACACGCTCTCTTGGAGCAAGAACAGAACGGCGATATTCATTTGTCATCGTAAAAATACCTGTCTTTTCGTTTGGCTGGGATACAGATTAGTATACCTGAAACGAATCCGCAAAGAAACATCAACACACCGAAGATGAATCCATTATCTTCCATCAACCTTCACCTTCTCGCGGCTCAGTGGCAAGAGTATCAATTACATCCCAACCCAATTCAACCAAACGGTCTTGAACATGATCAGGATTGGCACCACGCAACTCTTCTGGAGTGAATATCACAACTGCATATCCAAGACGTTGCATTTTAACACAAAGTTCAAAGACTTTGCTTTCTGTCATTACATCGCTCATTAGTAATGCTCCGCATTGTAATCAACATCACCTGGATCAAAAGTCAGATCATCGTAACTGACCATGTCAGTATCGTATTCATTATAATCAACATCACGATTCTCATATGCTGCGAGAATCTCGTTGACTTCGGTCAGCGACAAGCCAGTGATCTTTGCAATCTCTGCTTCCTTGAGTCCATCGTGACGATGCATCTCAATGACATCAATTTCTAAATTTTTGAAGTATCCCATTAGAACGGCACTCCTTCACCCATCGGAATCTTGTTCAGATCCTGTTGCGTCTTGCGATCACCAACAACAAGCAGTGCATGACATGCACGCTCAAGTTTCTCCGCAAGATCATAACAGTTCTTGGCACTCAGATCATACTGAGTCATGGTGTTCGCTAGAACATGATCGACACCATTCACCAGATCGATCGCTTCACTCAACAAAGTTTCAGTTTGCTTTCTCATATCAACCCCAATCTTTGAAATTGCCAGATTGTTCATTATCGTCGAATCCAATATTGTATTCAACAATCTGCTGCGCAGTCATGTCTTTCTCGAGCACGCGAGCACTATTGAAAGTCACATAGCCATTGATGTCACTTTTCATATAGTGCGGACTTCGAGCGCGACGATAATAACTGTCAGCGCGACCACGATCATACGGACTACCATGTCGGTCATCGATGTTCATTAGGCAACCACCTGAATGCGAGGAGCGGCACCCTTTTCTTCAGCCATGTCGTCGAAGAAATGGTTGCCAAGAAGCGGAGCAGTGAAGAAGTCAGACGGAAATTTCTTGTCCAACTTACCCTGCCACACACGCTTGATGGTCTTGGCACGGAAAGTGCCGTCCATGTCACTGATGCCGACCACGAGACCGACATAATAACAGTCATTGACACCAACGAAGTCAAGAGACTTGACGACGTCACCAATTTTCACAGTGTTTTTACATTTCATAGATATATTATCGCATTTTCCTGTAAAAAAGACAACAGGGAAAACTCTTGCAAAATCAATAACTTACGAGCACGCTTTCGAAGGTGCGAAGAGCATCCTCGAAACACATGTCTGGAAGGTCGATTTTGTTGCCCGTAACACGGCATTCTATCTGATAATGATAATCGCCCACATACCACAGCGTGTGGCGGTCACCGAATAAGTCGGTCCCAGAAGTCATGTATTTCATGTATCTCATACAACAATTGTCGTATAAAACACAGGGATTTACAACAGTGATAATTTCTGTAAAATCAACAACTTATGGCATCCCTCTCTCGCCGAGGAGAGAGCCGAGAGAGCGGTCCTATTCTGGGGGATACCCTAGTTCTGGGGGGAGATCGAAATAGCGTATTCGGACTCCTGCCTCGCGCAGCATGACTTCGGCGTGGTCGATCGAGTAATGCTTTCCCGTCCCCTTGCCAGTCCATGGACGATTCGGACCGATGACTTCCTTGATCCCTGCTTGGATCAATGCGCGTGTGCAATCAGCGCATGGCTTTGGTTCCCAATTTAAATATGCGCGAGAATTGTTGAGTGAAACACCAACACGTGCGGCATTGAAGATTGCATTGCGTTCAGCATGTTCAACCCAGTGATACTTTTCTGGACGCTTCCAGCGATCATTCCAATCTTCTTCAATTCCGCGAGGGAATCCATTGAAGCCAGTGCTGAGTATAACGTTGTCATCATTCACAATAATGCATCCAACTTTAGTAGATGGATCTTTGCTTTTTTGTGAAATCAAAGTTGCCTGCAGGATGAATAACTCATCCCATGATAATTCATCACGATTCATAATATAATATTCTCAACTATGTCAGTTTGATATTCCAGTTGAACCAAATCCACCAGAACGTTCTGAATGTTTCTCTGGTCGTGTTGTCAAGACTTTAAACGCAAATGGTTGATTGGTTGTAACTTCTGCTTGAGCAATACGATCGCCCTTTCGAATAACCTGATGCATCTTCGAAGTGTTTGTCAAAAGCACAAATACTTCTTCTTGATAATCAACATCAACAATACCTTCTGAGTTTGCTAGGATCAATCCTTTCTTAAGCGAAAGTCCCGAACGAGGATGAAGGCGAATACTATAGTTCTGGAGTGGAAGTTCAGCATCATGTCGTGCAATGTCTGCAAATGTTTCAATCGTAACATAACGTTCGATCTTGAAAATTAATCCAGTTGGAATCAGTAAACGATCGCCTGGATAGATGGAAACTTCACCAAAACCATTTACATCTCTTTCAACAGATGCATTGAATGCATCATATCCATTCACAACATTTGATGTTGGCTGGAATGATAAATCAAAACAGTTTGCGAGAGTCGTGCCGTATGTTGGAAGTTCAATATCATCACGAAGTTTATATACATTCATCACAATCATAAATTAACCTTCCTTCTTTTTCTTTCCTATTGTGTATTTGGAGACCAATTGCCATTCATTCTTCTCTTTGAATGGAAGAATCTTAATCTGGCTTAATGGTGCGACGTTATCCTTTGTCTTATCTGGATCGACGAGTTTCACCAAACCCCACTCAGCCATTAGATTCGCAATCGTGTTACGACGCTGAATGTCATTATCAGACATGTTCGATGGCTTACCGTCTAGTTCAAAGAGTTCCTTGAAGTGAACGATATAATACTTTCCTTGTTTATGGAGGATATGGCAAGACTGGTAAAGAATGTTGTCGTTCTTTGCAGCGACACCGATGCGCGTTAGAGTTTCGCGGACCTTGAGGAAGTCGTCTTGCTTTTCTAATGTGACTTCTACTAATTTTTCGACCATGGTCAATCACCCTTATATAATTGTTTTTTCATTGCGGTGATTTGGTCGTCAGAAAGTATCTTTAATGCTTCCTCTGCTTTCGCATCGGAGTAGCCATAATATTCTTTTACGACATTCAAATCACTGCTTTGAGCCTTTTTATGCCACTTACTGTATGGACGTTTTTGGGCTCTTATTATATTTAGGAGAAAGTCATATTTGAGTTTATTGTCGAGAGTTGAAAATCGATTCATCTCGTTTGCCCAGAGAACGGTGTCTCTATGAAACGAGAGTGCTCGATTCACCATAAATGAGGAATATGATTTTTCGTCCTGCTCTGTCAGGAGAGCATATTCTTTCGTCTGCAGAATCGACGGGATAATTTCTTTAAATAGATCAGCCATTGAACTTACACTCCACCATCATCTCTGTGAGACATGCGGTGAGGTTCAGTTCCTGATCAGCAACAAACGCTGCTTGATATTGATACTTGGCGAGAATCAAAACAGCATTCGGAATCGTAGACTTATCCATAATATCATACAGACTATCGTAGATCTTACGATAAATCTTTGCAGGATCATCTCCGCCGAAGTCGGCAACCCACTTACGCATTGCGCTGAAATTTTGATCTCGCAGAGAGGTGACCAATTCATTGATCGAAACATCAGCAATGCTGGTAAGAATACCAGAGTCAATCTTACCACTGACAGAATAACGCTGAAGTTCATTCAACACACGACGATAATCTGGGAAGTGCTTCTTGACAACTTCAGCAAGCACTGCTTTATCAAATGGAATCTTCTCGCCAGTGAGAATTTCTGATGCGCGTTTCATGAACGCCATCGCCATCTTTGGCTTATCTTCCTTACGCAGTTTGAATTCAATTACTGCACATCGACTATGCAACGGTTCAATGATTCGATTCTTGAAGTTACAAGTCATGATGAAAGTGCAGTTATGCGCAAACTCTTCCATCGCAGCACGCATGGCTGGCTGAGTTGAGTTTGGATTCAGATAATCTGCTTCATCGATAATGATAACTTTCTTACCACCACCAAGAGACATCGCACTTGCATAGTTCTTAATCTTGACTCGAAACGTATCAATTCCTGATTCGTCTGAGCCGTTGATCATTAGATAATCACATCCGATCTCGTCACACAATGCACGAGCAACGGTAGTCTTACCTGTTCCTGGAGTGCCGCAAAGCAAGAGATGGGGAATCTCTTTGCGATCAACATAAGATTGGAAAGTTGCCTTGTATTCATCAGGAAGAATACAATCGGCAATAGTATGAGGACGGTATTTTTCAACCCACAACGCTTCATTCATAATATAACTCCTGATTGTTTATTCAGTCACTATTCTACGCCATTTTCCTTTTGTCATCAAGTACATCTCGCCATCAGGTCCGACGGTTATTCCTGCGCTGACATGCTTATTTGTTCCTGGAACATAACGTGGACCGCAACTGATTGTGCCATTTGGTGGTGCAAGTTGACCATAAGTAGCACCAATTATCATCTTGCCATTGTGTCCATTGGATTCGATTTCTTTTACTGCTTCGCATTTCTCTGCATCAGGAAGAACAGCGGCGGCGGCTACAATACCACCGCCAGCAACGCCGCCAGCAAGACCAAGATACTTGAAAAAATTACGTCTTGTTGCCACGTTTATGCTCCCATACCGAAATTAAACCAATCGTCATCACCATGATTACTGGAGGTGCTGATGCTGGAATCCACAAAAAGAAAGAATTGACTAATGAGAATACTGCGAATGCTAGAATGAATAGTAAATATTTTAAATTATCGCTCATAATATGTCCTCAGGTTCCAAACAAATGTTCAAGAGTAGATTGCTCTTGAATCAATCTTAATTGGTAATTGGTACGAAATTTACCATAACGTTTGTAATTTTTCGCTTTCTCATTCCAAACGTCAACATGAAATTTTCTTATGTCAGAAGAAGTAAATGCATAATCAGGAAGATCTTGCAAATTTTCTTTGACATAACATTGTGATTTTGGAATCCACTTTTTTACAAGTTTATCATCTATATTACCATTCTCAAAACACCAAGCATTCACCATATCGGTTCCAGTGGTTCCATAAATGGTATTTACAGTTGCGTGTGGAGTTTTTCTATAGGTTATCACAGTATGCATAATATAACTCCGAAGAGAGGTTGGGGTGGAGGAGGTGAACCCTCACGGCGAGCAGTCTGGCGGATAGTGCCGTCAATAAGAAATTGCACCCCAATAGTTTTATTTAGCCACATTTTCGTAAATGGTTTGGAAGTCACTCTGCTCTGCAACTTCTTCCTCATAGTTACGCTTGTGGTAAACTTTTGCCAGTTTACGAGATAACTTCTTGGGAATCTCGCACTCATCTTGCATCTTCTGAAGAATCTCTTTAATCAGATCGCGTTCAGCCTCAATGCGAGTGAGAGAGTTTGAGATTTCTTGAAGGCATCCCAAAACCTTTACTTTATCAAGCGCCATGATTATTCTCCGAATGTCGAACTTGCGGCTTCAATTGCGATGTAGTAAGTGATGTCAACAG